GCGTCTGTACCGCGTCACATACGGTAAGACTGACTTGATGAAAAGAACCAGAGGACCAACGATGCGTGTTAACGCAATCAGAATATCAATACCGGAAATTGAAGACTAAGATAGCTTGGGAGCACGTACCGCCGGGAGGCGGCATTTTTGTACCCACATTAAACCCACAACGTACTATAGAGAAGATATACCGCTCTGCAATGGAGTCGCGTGTGTTTACGCTTAAGCCAATCGTTTGTATTCTCAACGGGCAGCTAGGCGTTTACTTTCAGCGACATCGGCAACTAAGGCTTTAGCCAACTCAATACGTTCCTGACGTATATCGTCAAGCTCCTTGCGCTTTTCCGCAGGGGTCATGTTGGGGTCTGCACGGATCTCACGTTCTTCTCTCGCAAGGTCGCCCATCTTCTTCTTGAAGCGTCCAGCATCTTTTGACATGTCAAGGAGAGGTTCGTTCTCTTTCTCAAACGCAAGCACTGCTGCTTCAGTACCTGTTCTTTCAAGCTCTTTCAACGTACGTTGGCGCTGCTCAATGTCTCGCATCTGCTCGTATGCAAAGTTGATAAGACCCGTTCCATCTTTAGGCTGGAACAGCCCACCGATCAAAACTGTGCCGCTTGCCCGTGTCTCTGGCTTGACTGTGGTCGTATCTTCCAAGACAGGGTTGGCAAGACTCATCAGCGCCGGAGCAAGACCGCTGAAGTAGTTACGGAACAAGTAGTCAATCTGGATGGGCGACAAGCCGTACTCTTTTGTACCCACCGTCACGGTAGTCATCTGGCTAAGAAGTTTAGAAATCTCTGTCGTGTTCTGTCTGACACGCATAGCGTTAGTCATGTCCATCTCACGCTCACTCTCAATCGCACGACCACCATAGAATGAGTAGTTGACTGCGACTTCAAGTGCTGGCTTGATGAACTGCGGCAGACCGACAGGTACGCTGTTTGCAACCATAGCCTTTATTGCAGGCATGTTCTTCTGCAATGTCTCGTCAGTTGTTGCCATGTTGTACAGCATCTCAGGCAACGCTTTGAAGATATAGCCAAGTTCAAACGGGATGGGTACACGGAGGGGTTCTTCAACTCCTGGTATATACACAAAGAAGTTAGTGTACTTATCTTCAGGGGACGCGTTCTCGTAAGCCTCATCATCCTGCATCAACGCAGCGTATGCCACAGCAGTCGCCGCAAGCAACGCGCCCCGTGTCCACAACTTCTTACGAACATCAAGCTGATTCTGACCGTACATCTTGCCTGTAAATGCACGGTATACAACGTCCAGACCTTGGATCTGCGCGTTCATAAACGGCACGAGCATGCTCAGCATGTAAGTTGTTGGGGAGTATCCACGACGCCCAAAGTTCATGGACTCCAGTGCTCCCATCGTGGCTTCCATCTCCGACATGCCCTTCTTGCGGAAGTCATCATAGAGCGCAACACGTGTCGCAGCGTCAGCCTTCATGGACAGTGCATCGAGTCGAGCAAGCTGGTAGTTCAGCGTTTTACCGCCGTTGGCAAGATCACGGATTAAGTTCGCCATATCTTCTGGTGAACCCGTAATAGTCTGCCCTCCAAACACTCCACGCTTCTTCAGAATATCTTCTGCGTTACTCGTGCCTTTGATCATTGAGGGGAGTTGTTTTACGGCTGAGTAAACGGGCACGATGTCTGCACCTGTTACAAGCGCAGCCGCAGAGGTATCACGTACAAGCTGGCGCAACATGTACACAGGGTTGCGTGTAACAAATTTACGTAGGATCTGTGCAGGCCCAGTGAACAAACGCGCCATGAACGGCAGCGTCATAGACACGCCTTCAAGACCTTTTACAAGGATACTTGCGTCAATGCCAATTTCTTGCAGCTTATCTTCATCGATAACTGCTGAGTGCGTCTCACCATTGACCTTGAACCGCACTACGTTTGGACCTTCTGGTTTAGCGTCTGGCTTGATCTTGGCAAACTGCAACGCTTCAAGTGACGTAGCCACACGGCTAGACGCTAGGTTGCGCAGTGCCATGTCTGTCAGGATGGACGTGTTCTGTATGGAGCTTGTGAAGAAGTCAACAATGTGCGTGTTGCCACCAACAAGTTCACGTAGGTACGGCTGCTCTTTCAAGCTACCGATATTGATGGGCACATCTTCTGTACCAATGCTTAAAAACACCTGCTCCTTCTTCTCATCAACACGGTAGAAGGGGATGTAGTCTTTGGTAGCGTTGAGTGTTTTCGCAAGATCTTTGGAAATAGCGCCCGTAGCCTCAAGGAAGTTGATGAGGTTCTTGTTGTACTCGTTGTATTGAGTACGTGCTTTTTCAAAGGCGTCTTTGATCTCAGGCTTGGCGTTGATGTATGCGTCAACGTCCTTCAGCATGTCCACCGAGATACCACCCTTGGCGGGGTCCGTATTAAAGTTCAGCTTGCGCAGCCCCACGCTTGGGTTGTTCTTAGCGCGTTGGTGGGCCATATAGGTCGTGAACAAACGGTTGGCAGCGTCAGCGTCAATACCTGACTCGCGCAAAGATTCAGAGATCTCACGCAGACTCACGCCAAACCCAGCCTCTGGGATGAACTCCATACTGCCATCAGCTTTGGGGCGCTGCACCATTTTCATACCGCCGTGGTTGACCACAGCAGACGTAAAATTCATGCGCTGGTCGTGCATCCGTGAGTAGTACACAGCCTCAAACATCTGCTGAGCTTGTGCCAGTTCGTTGTCCTTGGCGTACTTAAGCACTTGCTCAAGCGGATCTAGCCTGTCCACAAACCGCGCTCTAAACTCCCCACCACGCAGGGTATTTTTTAACCGCTCAACAACACCTTGCTCAGCGCCAGTGATTCGCTGAACAGTGTCCGCAACATTGGCAGGCATGTCAGCGGGGTAGTTAACTGAGAACAATACTTTAGACGTTGCGCCTTTTGTGCCCAGTACGTCTTTAACACCTTCTTTAAGGTCACTTACTTCTGCGGCTGTAAGGATCTGCTGTTGCTTATCGTAGAAGTTAACGTAGTTAGCGCCTTTTCTCCCTTGATGCTTATTGCCTGCAATTCCATAAGACCAGAGTAATTCAGACGCTGCTTTTTGTAATTCAGTGTACCCCAACCCATCTCGAAAATATGGGTCTTTCACAGAAACAAGAATAAGTTTTTTTCGATCATCCGCAATTTTTTTAACAGTATCCCCTTTATTGCCTTTTATAACTTCTTGTGCGTATAAATACGCAGGAAGTAAATTTGCAGCAAATAAACGGTCGTTTTCTTTGTCAAGCAATTCTTTTAACACGGCCGCATCTTCAGGGGTTGCCAAATCATTTAACAATTCATCAAAAGATTTCTGAACGTGTTTGGATTGTTCGCTTAGCGGTTTTTCTAATTCCCAGTATTCATCTTCTTTACGCTCACGAATAACGCGCTTTAGATACGTAGAAGATTTGACTGGGGCAGAAACACTATAAACAAACGAGAAATCTTTTAAAAGTTTGTTTAGCTCTTCAGGCGAAAAACTATAGCTATCTAAATCTCGATCAATTTTTAATCGCTCAATTAACGCGTCAACAAGTTGGGAGTTGTTGTTTGAGACTAAAGCTTCGATTATTTTTTTAGATTCTCCAAAATCAACTGCCATATCAATATAGTGCGTAAACGCGTCAATCAAATCAGTAATGTCTGCTAATTTTCCATACTCTTTTTGTAGTTTTTTAAACTCTAAATCCGTAACATCAGGGATAGCTTTTACATAATCACTAAATGCCTTGTCTCTTATTACGGACAGCTCTGCACGTGTTTTACCGTCAAATCTAACGGCTGTCTTATAATCAAACTTTATTTTGGGTTTATTTAACTCAAGCTTTTTATTTAGTTCTTGTCTAGCGTAACTAAGCGCAGTCCCCGGTCTAGTAGCCGTGTACGTGCCCCACATATACGCTTGCACACCTTCGCCAGTGCCCATGTATGAATGGTCGAACTCTTGGAACGTAATACCCGTGCCATGCCATTCACCACGCAGTTCAAAATCAGCAGCACCGTACGCAAAGTCCACAAAGTCTTGCGCGGTCATGTTCTTAATTTCTTTGGCAAAGTCAGGTCCAAGTAACTTGCCAATAATCTTCTTGAAGTTCTCGTACAGGCGGTACAAGAAACCTGCAACTGGGCCTTTACCTTTTTCTGTGGGGTTAACGCCAGCTATAACAGCTTCTTCTACAAAATAAGCCAGTATCTCGTCATCACGTGTTTCAACATCAGGTGTTTCATCTGCAAACGCATAGTCAACGCGCTGCATAGCTGCTTTAGCAATCTTGGATTCTTGTGATCCGTCGTCACGCTTAGCCCAAGTCTCAACCTGATTAACAAGCGCTTTGTATTGCGCATCGCCCAACATATTACGGAAGCCAACGTGCGCACCTACCTCATGGAGGAATACCGCAAGCTCTTGTCCTTTTGGGATATTGCTGGCAATTAAATACACTTCGCCATACGGTGTTACGAAACCACGAGCGTCAGTTGGGACGTTGTAGTATTCGCCAATGTTTTTTCCAAGAGATTTAACGTCAGGGTAAACGTATACGTTTTTGTTATCCCAATCGGTTACTAAGGGGAATGCCCCTTGAATAACTTTACGAACCTCTGCAACCGTCGTTGGGTTTTCTACCTGCCCACGTGACTTCAGGATACCCTTGCGTTCAAAGTAGTCCCGTATGCTTTGCGCTTGCGGCACATTTTCAAGCTCAGACATATGTGCTATTGCATTACGTCTTGCATCGCGCAGGGCACGTGCGTATTCTGCACTCTTAAACCCGTAATCTTTAGCTGCCTTCTTAACATCAGGCGCTGAGTAAGACATGGCATCAATTTCATATTGCAGTTTGGCTGCTTCTGTAGCCCGTGTCTTTGGCGTACCTTTTGGCTTGTTAAAGTTTTCATCAATGATGGCAGCAATACGCTCGTTAGAAGCATTAATCAAGGTTTGAATTTCCTTGATGGCTTCCAGACGATTGTCTTTAGCCGTTATGAGCGTGTCGCGTAGTGGTCCTTCAATTTTAGTTTTCTTGCCTTTTGCAGCAAGCGCTTTATCGATGGCTTTGATGTCGTTTTTATATACGCCTACTTGTGCAGCAAGCTGTTCTTCAGAAATACGGGGTATGGATTTATCTGCACCTACCGTACGCATCCTAGCGTTTTCAAATGCTTGGGCAAGTTCAAGCGCCTGAAGGTCAACATTGCCGCCTGTGGCCTCAAATATTTCTTTTTGCTCAAGCAGTAATTTCTTTGTCTTACCCAACCGAGCGCGTTGTGCGCCTTTGGCCTCGGCAATTTGTTTATCAATATCTTGAATACGCTGCTCGTATTTTTGTTTTTCTTTTTCGGTAGCTTCTTGAACTCTGCCAAGCTGTGCTTTCTCAAGCGCTTCTAAATTAAACGGCGCAGCAGTAATGGGTTGCACATCAAGACGTTGAACAGGCTGATCTTGCAGGATGGCAAGGTCTTGCCGAAGCGCTTCCATCTTGCCGTAGAGCGCAGCCATCTTACTTGTAGCTGGGCCTACCTTATCTTGTTCTCCCTTCTCAACTTGTTTCTTAAGCTTGGACAACTGACTACGGATGTTCTTAACTTCGCGGTCGTACTTCTTCTTAAGCTCAATCGTATCTTCGTCAGTTTCAACGACCACAGCTTTACGCTCAACTTTTGTACCGGGGAGGTTAAGTCCCAGTTGGACTGCTGCAAGCTGTTCACGCTCTGCGTCCAAAGCTTTACGTGTTTCGCTTAGCTTCTTAGTTGTTTCCAACATCTGTTTACCGCGAGCAAACTCACGATTAGCGCGGTCAATCCGCGCATCAATTTCACCAGAAGTCGGTGCCGCCGAACCCGACCTAACAACCTCAACAGCTCCCGTCCTGCTGTCATACCGCATGTACGTGCGAGCATTTTTGTAAAGTGTCTCAACAGCTTTGGCTAACTGCGCCGCAGATATATTGCGTTCGTCAGTAGTACGGTCAAAGTCTAATTGTGCTTTGGCTAGGTCTGCTTCAAGCTTATTGATCGTGTTAACAGTTTCCTGAACGATCTTGTCTGCGTCACGATACGCCTCTTTAAGCTCTGACTTATACGCCGCAGGAAGTTTTTCGTACTGCTTAATACGATCACGTTCTTTTGCAAGCTGCGCTTTTAACGGAGCAAGGGCTGCATTTTTACGATCTTCAAACCCATCAATATACGTTTCAAGCGATCTGAAGCGTTTGGAAACATCGTCGTAGTTGTCTTGCGCAAACGCAATTCTTTCTTTTGCTTTTACTGTTTTTTCATCATCCGGCTTAAACAAAAGCATGTCTCTGCGTTGTTCAAGCTCACGTTTACGCTGGTTTAATACTTCAACAACTTGCGCACGACCATTGTCGTTTTGCAAATTAAACAGCGTGTTTTGCGCTTTAGATAATGCTTTGAAAGTGTTTAGCCATGCGGTAAGTGCATCCGCTTTAGAGGGCGCTACATACTCAAAATACGATTTAACCGTGTAGAGATCTGCTAACTTATTAGACAGGGCGTTAATCTGCTCTTGTATGCTGTCAGCCATTGAAGCTGCACGGCCCTGATCCTGCTCTTTTGTAAGCTCATTGATCTTGGTTACAGCGTCATTGATTTCTGCTTTAGTTTCTTTTAACTGCGCATCAATAGCCTGCATACGCTCAAGCGCAAAATCACGCGTAAGCATTTGAGCAGACATCGTGCTCACATCAACTTTAGCGGCTTCAAGAGGTTCAGTTAATTTAGCAGCGTCTTCTTTCAGTATTTTTGCAATTGCGTTTAACGCTGCCTGACGTTGAGCGAACGTACTGTAGGTAACAGCCGCTTGCGCCGCAGACGTAGATTGATCAAGCATCCCAAGCTGAACTTGCAACGCGGCAAGTTCATCCACAGTGGCTTGGAATTCAGGAGTAGGTTTAACAACGTTTGTAACCGCAGCCTGTGCCTGTTTTACAGGCGGTATCTTTAGCCTGATTGAATTTAACAAACGCTGGAAGTTAGCCGGAGAAGCGCGAGTTGTACCAAGATCAAGCAGCACATACTTCATGGGCTTTTTACCCGCAAGCATGTCTTGTAGTTCAGCTTCGCGTTCTTTACGGTCTTGCCGCAGTGCAGCAGGGGCTTTTTCTAAACGCGCAATCTCTGCTTTAATTTCTTTAGTACGGCGTTGTGCGCTTGCGTACTGCGCACCAAACTGCGCCAAGGGCATCTTCTTACCCTTAAGCGATCCTTCAATTTGTTGAAGCTCTTTTCGCAACTCAGGTAGTGTGCGTTTGGCTTCCTGCTCAACACGCTCTGGAGAAAATAGCTCAAGCTGTCCTTCAGGAATGCCGCCTTCTGGAACTTCTTCTTTTTCCTCAGCGACAACTGCTGCTTTACGTGGTGCAGACTCAATCCCCGGCAGCGTAAACTGCTCGCCGGGAATAAACGAACGAGCTGGACGTGCCTCACGTGCCAACGCTTTATCACGAATCTCTGCAAGTTCTTCTTGTGTCACAAACAGCGCACGAGCAAATGGACGTGCTGCCTGTGTGCCAGCCTTCATATCCGCAGCAAGCTGCTCGCGGGTGATGTTTTTACTAGGCGTAAAGCGTGGTAACTCCTGCGGTCTGCGAATTTCTTCTACGACTTTTTTGTAACGTGCTTCACGAATAACTTTACCCTGCCGCATCACAGCAGGCTCGACAAGTTCTTCTTGAATCTTAAACCCAATAACTTCCGGGTAATACTCTTGCGCCCGAATCATCAGCTCGTCCATCTTCTTGGCAAGCTGTTTAGTTAAAGCATTTCTTTCTGGGGTGCCTACTCCGCTTACCCCTTCTGCTCGGCGTGTAGCGTCGATCTCATCAATGACGGCAATGATGTAGTTGTTACGGTACGTTACAGCTTGCTGAAGTGCATCTTTACGTTTTGCAAGTGAATCTTTCTTAAACTGCTCAAACGTAGGCATCATGTATTCCTGCCCACGCGCTGTGGCTTCTTCAGCCATTGACGCTACGTAGTAACGATACCCGCGCTCAGTCTGCCCTAGTTTTGTCTGACGTAGCTCATCAAGGGCAGAAGCAAAATTACTAAACTCCTGATCTTGGCGACTCTGTGCATCTTTAATAGACTCACGTGCTTTTGCCCCGCCAACCTTGACCTTGGCTTTAATCTGCTCAATCTCTGTATCACGCTGAGTAATTGTTTGCAGCGTCGTGTCGTAGCGTTGTTGTGCTGCGGCAAGTTGTTCTTCGCTAGCTTCAGGCTGCGCAGTGAGCGCGTCAAGTGCTGTCTTGGCTTCTTGTGACTGCTTAACTGCCGCATCACGTTCCTTCTGAAGCTTGGCTATACGCAGTGCGTCATCGCCACGAACTAACAACTCCTCAGCAGGTACACCAAGATCTTCAACGCGCTTCTCAGGTTGATTTCGTTTGAGTGCATTTAACTCGTTGATCCGCACCTGTGTAGCAAATGCCTTTAAGCCATCAGGCGTAAACGTATTGTCAGGCGTTACAAGCTGCTTATCTTCTGCAAGATAACTCTGTAATTTTTCACGCTCTTGTGCAACACGATCTTCAATCTGGTCAATGGACTGAAGTCCCAGTAACTTCTTTACAAGCGGCGACAGTTCGCCTTTACGAACAGCGTCCATATACTGGGCACGTTCTTCGGGTTTTATTAGCCCCAGTGCACGGAGACTTACAGGACTATCAAGCGAACGCTCCACACGCTGAAGGGCAATGTCTTCAGTTTCTGCCGAGCCCATCATGAGCTTGGCTAGTTGTTTTACATCACGGCGAGCTTGTTCTTCCGCAGCACGTGCTTCTTCCACACGCATCTTTTCTTGGCGCTCAGCCATGCGCCCTTCCAAAGTTTCTGCTGTCTTGGCGGGGGGCAGCTCTGCTTGATAACCAGTGTCAACTTCTTCTGCTGTACGTTCTGCGCGTCTGGTTGCTTCAGGGTATGCAAACCCTGCTGGCGTTTCCATGAACAGTTGTTCACCACCAACCTGCGGTGCTTGCGCTTCAAGCCGCTGACGTTCAGCGCGTAGCGTTTTAATTTTTTGCGCAAGCTCGCCAGCCTTCTGACTTTCGCCAAGCTCGGCTTGCTTTTGCATATTCTTGAGCAGCTTAGCTTCTTCAGCCTGTAGTACCTTGAGCGCTTCCATCGGATCAGGCACAGCGTTAATAGACGCTAGCTGTTCTTCAATCTGTTTACGCCCTTGGATTAATGGCGATAGTTGCTGGCTCATTGCCGCAACAGCATCCACGTCACCCGTCTGCGTAGCCTGTGCAATTTGTTTTTGGTAATCCTCTATTGCGCGAGATACACGCGCATAGTCTTGTTGTAACTCTTGAGTTTCTTGTGTGCGATCTACAACAGGCGCAGGAGCCTGCATCTGCGGCCCTGTCACAGCAGCTTCAGCTAAATCTAAGGCTCGTTGGTCCGCAGCAAACAGAGGCACCCCTGCTTCTTCTGCACGACGTTGACGGTCTGCAAGCTCTGCCGCTTCAGCCTTACCCTTTTCTTCTTCAGCGCGTCTACGTGCAACTTCTTGCTTTATCTTTGTTTCAGCCCGTGCCTGCTCACTACCACGCTCAAAGTATCGGCCTACTGGCGATATAGCCCCGCCCAGCACTGCACCGCCAATAAAACTATCCACGTACTCACGACGTGCGTCAGCGTCTGCAATCTTTAAGCCAGCTTGTAAACGCTCAATAAACTGCTGGCCTGTTTCTGTAACACCTTCAATCCCGGCAGTACGTGCACCTGTCGCAGCGTAGTCAGCCAACGTGCGCTTAAAACCCTGCTGTGCAATCTCTTTAGCTTGAGCTTCTGTAAGTTCTTTACCAACAGACTTAAACAAGTTACGGACAAGTGGCAGCGCACGGAAACTAACCACATCAAGCGCAGCTTGCGGCACAGCCGCAATAAAAGCAGTTGCCCCACTGGTCTGCTCTAGCCCCGCGTTGGGGTTAATACGTTTGACTTCTTCAAGCTGCCTTGCAAGGTTTGATCCTGTGAACTGCCCAGCAGAGGTAAGTCCTGCGGCTGCACCGGCAGCTAACGTGCCAAGCGTTAACCCCCCAACAACAGGAGCGGCAGCGGCAGCGGCGGGTATAGCCAAAGTACCAGCGGCGGCAGCAAGCGGCGCCGCCATATAAGGTAGCGACCCACCAATTAATTCTCCAAGTTTTGTAGGAAAAGCTTCAAGATACCCTTTTTCGGTGGGTTTATATATGCGTTCGCTTTCAGCTTTTTGTTTTGCTTGAAATTTTTCTGCTTCATCTAAACCCATCAACCCTAGCTTGCCAGCCGTAAGTGCGGCTTCACCTTTAAGGGATTCAAAGCTTGATTTAGCGCTGCCTGTTAGCCCAGACAAAAAGCCTTCGGGTTCCGAAGGTCTAGCTTTTGCTTGAGGTCTACTTTGTTGAAGCGCGTAACGGTACGCTTCAGCGTCTGTCAATTCACGTGGGGAAGAAACCTCAAATGTCCCACGGCCCGGAATATTGACTTCATAAGTAGGCATCTAACACCTTTAGTCTTTTTTCTTCACCGTTACACCAGCGGGCATACCACCAGCTCCACCAGTCATTTGAGCAATAAAGTCTTCAACACCATTGTACTTGTCGCGTTCGGAACGCGGAAGATCGTTGAACGCCGCAGCAAGTCTTGCTCGATCCGCAGCAGACACTTCTGATTTGCCTTTTGTTAAAAACTTATCAAGCGCGTCATTAAATGACATATTTCCGCGTTGGGCAATTCCATCAATTACCCGCAGCGTGTCGGGCGCCATATTTGCAATTTGAAGTTTGGTTTGGCTGCTTAGTTTTTCCAAATCAAATCTGGACTTAATTTCAAGATTAAGCATTCTTTCTTTAAGTTGCCGGTCTAAAGCCCCTTCTCGTTCTTTTAACGCACGTTCTTCTTTACCTTCAGTTTCTCGGGAACGAAGCTGCGCCACCACTCTATCCATCTCAGCTTTGAGTGTTTCTTGGAACTGGTTTTCTTTCATAACTGCATCAAGATCGCCACGCTTCTCGGCGCGATCTGCGCGAGTAGCACTAGCTTTAAGTGCTGCCATATCCATTTCAAACTTACGCTCTGCATCTTGTTGCCCAGAAACAAACTGCGCTGCTGCCTGACCTGCTGCACCGGCTGCACGTTTACGTGGAGCTGCCCCATATGCGGCTAATACATTAGCAAGACCTGCAAGCCCAGCCTGTTCCTTATACTTTGCTTGCGCTGCTTTCATTTCTTCAGCTTGTGCGCGTAGCTCATCCCCAGCCCCGCCCGATAACCCAAGTTCTTGCATCAGTGTTCTACGCGCAGCAAGGGCTTGGCGTAATCTAGCTTCTTGGGTAAGTTCAGGTCCAACTGCACCTTGTTCTTGTGCTGCGGTCTTTTGCTGCTCTGCAATACGCTCAAGTTCCCCACGTAGCCCTGCACTGGCTGAAGCATTTTCTGCGGAAGGAAAATCGATACCAGTAGCCGTAGGTTCTCTTGTCGCAGAAGGGGTTATTGAAGCAAGACCTGCGCCTTGCGATTGCTGTTGTCTCTGACGTGCAGCGGCTGGAACACCTCTGTCTAACCCGAGAGATGCAGTGTCGCCAACAGAAGGGGCGCGTTGTCCAGCAGCAGGGGCAACAGCAGCAGGGGCAGCCTGTGCTTGAGGCGCATTACGTTGAGCTAAATAACTTCTTCCAGCTTGAACATCTCGCTCAAGCGCTGCTAACTTGCCAAGTGCAGCGGGGTTGGTAATACTGCCTGACGCAAGTCCGCTTTTTATACGCGCAAGTTCTTGCTCATCTTCTTTTAGCTTTTCTTCGTCAAAATCTACAGCGCCGCCTAAGCGCTCGTTACGTCCAAAAATATCAAAATACTCTGTACGTTTATACCGTGGGGGCATGACAAAACCTTGAGATTGATAACGCTCAACCTTCCCACCACCGTCAAATGCAACAATACCGCCCCCTGCGTATCCTTTCTCAACAGCAGGAGCAGGTAGACTCTCTAACCCTCTGGCCTGTGGCACCTGTATAGGTTGTTGACGCTGCTGCATTGCAGCAAGCATTTTTTTAAGCTGTGCGTTCTCCATCATGGTTTTAGCCATGATTGATGGTGTCTGTGCCGGATCACCCATCGCAGCAGCTTGCTCACCCATCGCGCTCTGTATTCTCTGAGCACGTCTTACTTCTTCAGCCTCTGCGTCATCAGGGCGAACTTGGGGATTAGGCGACATGGGGGATTGATACTGCCCCAACCGCTGCTGAGTAATCCCAGGGTTCTTAAGCGCTTCTTGCATTTGAAGACGGTTAAACATAATCCCACCTTACTTTAAGATGCCTGCGTATTTCAACATAGCAAGAATTGACGCTGCGCTGCTTAAGTTCTGCATGTTGCTTGGGCCTTGTTCGTAATAACTTTGCGTAGCCATTGGGAAACCACTGATTAAGTTTTTACGGAACTCAAGCATTTGTTGCGGGTACTTATACTGTTCCATTTCAAACGCAGCCCGATCTCTGTCAATCGCTGCTTGATCGGTTGCTTGTTTTTGCGCACCGATACCGTACATTTGACTTAATCGGTTTACATCCGCTCCCAGCGCTTGCAGCCCGTACTGTTGCGCGTTTTGATAAGCCGCTTGACTGCCTTGCATCTGAATATCGCCAAGCTGTCGTTGCAAGTTACGATCACGTTCAGCTTGTTGGATAGCATAACGGCTCCCACCAAACGCTCCTGCGCCTACAGCTCTAGCCGCATCAGTCTGTCCTGCAATATTAGAAGTCCGCGTTGCTTCACGCTTGGCAACATCAATGACGTTTTGTTGGTAGGGGTTGATGTATTGGGTATAAAACGAAGCTGATTGTGGCGAAGCTAGCGACCCTAAACCAGTTATTGCATTTGTTTGAGGGGTAGAAAACCCAGCCGACAACGGTTTGTCATAGGGCACATAGGGCAACCCAGCAAACGCTTCACCTTGTTGAAGTAAACGCTCTACATACGGCCCCGCCCATGTAGATAAACCAGAAGTGGTAGAAGTTGTTGCCATGTTTACCTCGGCATAAATTTACTAGGATTAATCTGTTTACCTTGCTTGGTAGTGCCGGTACGTTCTTTGCGGATGCGATCCATCATGTCATACAAAACTTGTGCTCCGGCACTTGAGTTGCCGTTACCAAGATGACTGACTACATCCGCAGGAATTACAAATTCGCCGTCACTTAGTGCAGCAGGGCGTTTACCATCAATGTGCGCAGCAACTTTATCTGCCATACCGTCAGTAATACCGCCTAAATATCTAGGTGGAAGTGTACTGCCGCCCTTTGCCATTGCCAATCCTGCCAACCCACCTTGCGCAAGCTTTCCCGGACCTTCATAACCAACAGGCGGCGTGTACTGAATAGGGCCAAACCTTTGGAAATACGGATCTTCGTAATAGTCGTAATCTGAAGGAGGCTTTGTGTATGTCCGCTTTGCAGTCCACGGTTGCTTTAAGTTGGGGTTGTATCCGGGGTCTCTATTGCCTGCATCGTCTGTCAACCCTGGAATTGTTATTGGAGTAACAACATCAACTTCACACTGTCCTGTTGTAGCGCTGCGGGTGTACCCTGCGGGGCAAGGATCTTCTTTAACAACATCATTACCCCCACCGCCTTTAACCGTGTCTTCAGGTATCGGGTCAATACAAAGACCTGTTGTAGCGTCAACGACTTTATTTGGATTAACACAAGCACAATTACCAAAGTCGTCTCTAAATTTATCAGGGCCACACCCTGTTACGGTTACTGAAGCTTTACACGCGCCGGTTACAGGATCTCTTGTTTCGCCCGCACCGCAGACAGGCTTGCACTCATTACCAACTTTTTCTTGCCCTGCACCGCAGACAACGTCGTTTCCTCCCCCGCCTTCAACAGTAGTTTTAGCAGGGAAGTCAACACAGCCTAGTACAGGATCAAAGTCTTTACCTTGAGCAAGGCATAACTCACGTGTAGCTGTAACAGTAAGTTTGTCGTTACCTCCACCACCTGTAACTGAAGTAGTACCTCCACCACCTGTAATATTAGACGCGAAGTCAACACAGCCTAGTACAGGATCAAAGTCTTTACCTTGAGCAAGGCATAACTCACGTGTAGCTGTAACAGTAAGTTTGTCGTTACCTCCACCACCTGTAACTGAAGTAGTACCTCCACCACCTCCAATTGGTGGGCCAATAATATCTAAAAGAGATACGCACTTATTTAAAACTGGGTCGTACCCTAATCCTTGAGCTTCACAGCTTTTAGCAGTAACAGTAACTTTATCGTTACCTGTCGCACCTGTCAGAGTGGAAGCGCCAGTGCCTCCGCTAATCAAATCATTTCCACCCCCGCCAACAACTGTGGAAAGATCTGTACCTCCACCAGTGCTTGTTACTTCTAAAGGTTTAGGTAGTCCCAGCAAATCAAAATCAGACTCTGCAATGCTAGGGTCAATCCCCAACATTTGATTGCGGATGTCTGTAATGGACTTACCTTCTTTTATAAGATCTTTAACTATTTGTTGTTTGGTACTTAGCGAATCGTTTGTGTTCCACGTTTTTCCAAACAAAGAATATTGTTTGTTTTCTGGCGTTGTAACTGTCGATGTCCCTCCGCCACCACCTGTTTGCGCAGCCCCAAGTACAAAGTCAACAGGATTAAAGGTGTCATTACTACCGCCCCCTGTAACTGTTACGGAACTATTTAACGCGCTTGCAGCGTCAAGATTGCCTTCATCAAAAGCACCTTGAATAAGTTCTACGCCATCATCGCCTGTCAGTTTTGTGCCGGGGATTTTTATGTCGCCAAGCGAACCAAGCCCAAAACCTAAAGCGGTGTTAAGCAACACTTGATCACCAGTACCACCAGCAAGTGCCGTGGTTAACCCACTACTTACCGCTGTTGTAACGCCTTTAGTGATACTGTCGCTTAGTTTCCCGTCATCTAGTCCAACAGATTCAAGCGCATTACCTGTAAGCACATTAACGGCTTGATTAAACGTTAAATCTTTACCGCCAACAACTCCCAGCGCGTCCCCTGATCCGGGTATAGTGACTGTATTAAGCGCTGTGCCAATTACAGTACCCTTTACGCCTTGAGCAAAATCCCCGCCCATTAATTCAGAAGCAGCGCCATTAACAAGCGAGGCAACGCCTGTTTTAATTAATGCTTTTTCTCCAGTAGTCAGTAAAAGATTAGACGCTAAATTACTACCGGCTATGCCTGATTCTGCGGCTACTAAGCCTGCTTCACCACCACCAAGCGCTGTGTTGATCCCCGAAACAATAAAATCAGTGACTGTGTTGGTGATAGGTTTGGTTATGATGCTTGTCGGGTTTGCAATAGTGCTTGCGGCTTCACCAACCGTTAAGTTGGAGGCTAAAGACCCTATTCCTGCTTCTCCAGCCCCAGCAAGAGCTGTGTTAATCCCCAACTCCCCTAAAGCAAGCTCAGACGCCGCCGCAGTACCTGCACCAGCACCGCCTAAACCTAAAGCTTCCCCAGCCATAGGTCCAAGATACACTGCTCCAGCTACAACTGCTGCTACTTTAGCCGCGTCAATTAGTGCTTGATCAGGGTGTTCTCCTTTATAAAACTGCCCCTCACCTATAGGAACAAGTTGGTCCCCCTGCGGCACGTATGCTTGTGCTACACGTTCTCTGTCGGGGCCACCTGTTTTACCGCCAATTTGAAGAATTACGTTTCCTGCTGATGCGTCTTGGGGAGTGACAGAAGAAGGGTCAACTTCTTGCAGTTGTCCGTTTACGTTTTGGTAGGTCTTTACAAACGTAGAGCTGTGCGCCAACGAGTCAGCTATTGTAGGATTAGTTGCAACTAAATAATCAACAATAGTGGCAGGACGATCAACAACTTCTTGAGTAATACTGTCTCCGCTGCCAACATCAACGTAGTCTTGCGCAGTACCAAAATCAGTAACCCCAACAAAAGGGTTATCTAAATTAATTTCAGGGCCAAGATTTCTTTTCGGCTCTGTAACGGGAGCTACGTAGGGGGTTGTATCGCGTATACTTTCACGGGGATCAATACTAAATTCATTTGACTCAGGCAACCCCTGACTTACAAGCCATTCAATATCCCCGGAAGCTTGTCCCGCAGCGTATAGATCGTCAGCCGTTACGCCCTTGGATACAAACCAATTAAGCTTATCAAACGGGCCGTAAGAACCCCAATCCGAAGGTAAACGTGGAATTGCCATATACCCACCATTTTATTGGGTTAGGTCGTAAAAAGAAATACTGCCAACACCATCGCCAAGCGTTGCGCCAGAAACCGTTCTGACCGCCAAGGTGTAAATATCACTAACACCAGCCAAGGATGCGCCTAACTGTAGATCCCAGTTATAACCTGTAGCAGAGCTTGTTTGACTTACCCCGGCGCTACCCGTGCTTGTGACGTAATCTGTCTGGACAATTGTCCCAACCGTTGCAATAGCCGTAGCAGCTACATCGTATTCAACATTAGAGTCAGAAGGTACGGTTGCTGCCCATGTAGCACCTGTAAGCACAGGGTTCTTCATCAAAGCTACTTCGTAGTTCTGACTTGTAGTCGGTAGAAACTGCACCCTGTTGGGAAGAACCACCGCGCCCGTGCGCCCTGAAGCAAGTCTAATAGAAACAATTGGAAAGAAGTTTGCTGACGTACTGATGTTATTAAAGATCGTTGTGCGACGTGCCACATGATCAATAGACGTTTGCTCAAAGCCACCCTCTGAAACCACCGAGCAGCAGATTGACTTCATGCTTGCGGCAACCGCTGAAGTTGTTGTCGTTATTTCATATCTCACAGGTAGAATGGCCGTGGTCATGTAGACGTTGGTAATCTCGTTGGCATTATTAAAGGTGTGGCAAACAATATATTGCCCATTAATAATGAACCCACAACGTACCGACCCAACTCCTAACCACTCAAAATCCATCCACAGAATCTGAGCCTTAGAAGGATCAAGCGTTAACCCCGAAGCGCCTGTACCATCCAATTTATCGCCGTTCCATGAGGATTGATTAACTGTCCTAGCATCTGAGGGCGACCCACTTACTGACGAGCGAAGCACAAAAGAATAGGTACCGTCCACCCTTTGGAAGAAAACACCATTGCTCGTATTAAAGTAACCCACCCGCTGCGTGAGGTTCAAACTCTGGCTGCTGTCCATCACGAACGTCGCTAATACCAAAAGACCTTTTCCCGGTTGATATGGGAAAGACCGATAAGACTGACGCACCACCGAACCAACGCCCGCGCCAGTAACTTCCATCTTGACCGCAGCTTCGTCAGATAAAAACGATGTCGTACCTGTTCCGGTAGTTGCTACATCAAACTGATTATCCGCAGCGTATCGATTCTGACTATCAAATAAGGTATACGGCTGACTAACACGCTGCCTACCAAACGCATCAAAATAAGTTCCGGGCAACGTAACCGTCCCGGTAATTGGGAGTTCAGAAGTAGTTGCCATAAGTTGTGCCAAAAAATTATCCAGCCGATTAAAGTACAAACGCAAGACGTTGCTGTATTGGTCTTGGTAAACAGACGAATAGTCTGACGGAGCTATAGGAAGGCTAGGCGGCGCGAACCTTGTAAATTGATAATCTGTTGTAACAACAAGCGTCATCGTCTACCATCCGGTCTAATATCAATTCGTGGTGCACCAAGCTGCCAAGTCGTCCCAACCCCATTAGACCCAATCTTCATAATCATCTGGCGACCACGGATGCGGGTGTAAATAATATTGGTGAACTGCTCAATCGTAACGGTGGAAGTACGCGCAACTGCTTTTGCTGCCTCAGTGTTAAACCCAGACCCTGAACCGTTCATACCATACATCGTCATCGTGACTTGGGGTGTTGCAGCCGTAGATCCGTCAAATGTTAAGTCAGGCACCATGCGCCATACAAACCCAAAGTTTTGTCCATCTTCAATATCAAATTCCGCAGATTCAATATAAGCTTCAATAGGCAGCGTGGTGCTTGTTTCATCGTCATCAACACCGTACTCGTGGTCCACGATGTTGTAGTTATAGGTAGCGGCTTGAGGATACGCACGAATACCTGAATCACTCCATGCAGTCCTAGCCATCGTACCGTAGTACCAAATATCTTCAGCGTAGTTGTACACAACATACCGATTAATGGTTGTTGAATCCTCCGAGCAATAGAACCACCAAACCTCATTAAAACCTTCATTGGTGCCAGCAAAGATCTGGAAGTTTTGATATTTGTTAATGTCGTTAAAGATGTACCTACGCAAATCACAGCGCAAAGTCTTCACAACCCCGTCGTACACATAAAACTTATCCACACCCATCCAGTACGTTTTGCTGGAAGCTATTGCTGTGGCGTTAGGACCAACGATTGAAGTATTGTCTGCAAGAATCTGAGACCCCCATACCAGCGGAGGGCCGAGGTACTGCAAAGAAAAGAGCGCAGAATCAGTCCACACCAAAACTTCTTGGCGAGTCTGCTGCACTGCAATAATCTGTGAACCGTGAGATAAACGCAGACTACCTGCTTGGTTAACTGCTGAAGGCACCCAATCCACTAACGATTCTTGATTACTCCAACGGATTAGCATGGGGTCAGTCGTTACACTTCCATAATCATTAGTGCCAAACAAAAGTAAAAAGCGTGAAGCATCGGACACTAATAAGTTGTATTGCACAAGAGGTACATCAACTAACGTGCTTATAGATTGGACCCCGGACTGCGAGCCTGTTGTGGTGATTGCTGAACCTGTTATCGTAGCAGCAAGGTTTGCTGTAACCCCATCAACATTAATTAAGTAGTACGTCGTGCCAGCCGTTAACCCCGTGGGTAGCGCACCTGTTGTTGCAAGTTTGATTGCTGTACCTTCTGCAAGTACATTGGATAGCGTAATCACACATGGCGCAGCGATTGTAAGTGTTACCGTCCCACCGAGGCTATTGAGTGCAACACCTCTTGTGGATAAGCCGTTGGTAGCGTCCCAGTAGTACACCCCGCTTGTACGCGGACCAAAAACAAGATCCTCGCCCCAGTTGTTAGCGTTCCATATCCGCAGTGGATCAGTAACTTGAGGCGTAACACCCCATGCTCCACTACCCCAAGAACTTGCGCCCCATCCAATCAAGGGAACTTGGGCGACACCCGGACCCGTATTGACCTGAAACGCACCGACTGCACTGCCGCCACCATTACCCACATCAGAAGCGTTTGATATAACTGGAGCACCTGTACCGGGATCTTTGGCAGTAATTGTGAAGGTGTTAAGCGTAGGGGCTGATGCGATTTGATACTGCTGATTTAATACAGCCGCTGTGATGTTTCCACCAAGACTAACTGCACCGGAGAAGGTTACGAAGTCCCCAGTAATAGCGCCGTGGCTGGCAGATGTAACCGTGATGGTGGATGAAAAAGGAGATACCGTAACGGCAGAAAAAGTAACTGATTGGGTAAGCCTGATGGGGGTGATGTCTGAATACGCACCACCCTGCTCGATGTAGTATTTAAGATTGGTTCCAACGCCTAAAAGATTAGCATTACCAAGCGTTACCCAGTTCCACAAAGACCGGCAAATACCAAGAAAAACTGCCTGAGAAATCTTGCGCCACCCACCAATCTTTTCAGGTGTGCCTTGACGAAAACGGACCTTGTCGCTAACATACCATCCGTTCTCATTTGTATAACGAGTGTTCTCTTTGTTGACCCCAGGCTTTAGAAGAATCTTTTTGAGTGGCACGGCTCACCTCATCAACGCAGCTTCAGCCGCACGGCGGCGGGTAAGTCCGGGGAGAACTCTTCCGGCAGCTTTATTCCACAACATACATTGATCGGCTGCACCATCCCAATCCCCCGCATCAATACGCTTCTTGAACGTGGAAACCCGATAGTTCCCTAAGCCACAATTGTATGCCCAGCTTGTCACTGCGGCAATGCGGCGTGGAAAAGCGTTTGCTAACTTAGGAGAGAGTTTAAACAAGCCACGGACAAAATACTCAACATGATGGTCAAGCGCGTCTTCACACTGCTGCATGGTCCAAATAGTTCCCGGCTGAATCTCTGGCCCTGTCGCACCCCACCCAATCGTCCAAGGATGCCCACGGGTTCCGGGATCAGGATAAGCTGTTACTCGTCCGTCAGGCAAACGCTTTGCTAGCCCTTCAAAGGGCTTGATCAGTACATCCTTGCAAAGCTTCTTTGCCTCTTTCACGATTTGTTGTACTTCTCAATAGACCGTCCTACAAACCAGAACGTCAACATCATGTTCAGCATGGCGAAGTCATCCTCGTCGTAGCTTTTGGTCAAAACCTCAGCCCAGTTAGCGTTGGTCTGAAAGGCAATCGTTAAGCCAGCAGCTTTGACAGCCACATATACGCCAAATGCAATCCAAGTAAGACCGGGGCGGGTAATAGCAGTGATAAAAGAAGCAAACCAGCCAGCCTCTTTTGCCGTTTGAGCTTGCTCCTTAAAAGCCTCCTTAATCGTGTCCATTTGCGAGATCGAGTAGTCCACATACTTCTCCTCCATCTTGAACTCGCCCCTCATTTTTTCGAGGTCGGTTTGAAGTTGGAACATGGATAGCTCGTGCTGGCGTTCGTTCTTTTTGTCCAAAAACTTGAGGACTTCAGGCGCAAGCCGAAAGATGCCACCAAAGATGGACCCAA